AGGACTTACCAGAAAGGAAACCTCAAAGAACTGTTAAAGAGGAAAAGGTAGCTTTAAAGAGTGCTATACAAAGAGAAAAGAATAATCCTGTTTCTTATAGTGATAAACGTAAAGTATGGTATAAATGGAATAAGAGAGCTAAAGCTGTTGGTATAAAACCATTACCTGCTGGAAAGCCTACTAAAGGTCAAAGAAAAGAGTGGGAGCAGTCTATTATAAGGGCAGAAGAAGGTTAGCGAACATACTTGCTTATTACTTTTTTGAGAATAAACAGAACTACTACCACACTTAAAACAGTACCAATATCCACTAAATGATTACCTGAATCACTTTCAATAGCACCTATCGGTGTTTCTATACGCACTTTTTGAGTCTTATTCATTCTTATCTTGCTCCATAATTCTCATTATTTTGTCTGTATTTTCGTCTTTTCTTGCGTATATCTCTATTAATGATTTATATATTCCGTGAAATTTTTTTACTTCCATTTGTACCAATTTTTGTTGGTCAATTAGTTTAATAATAATACCTTCCAACCTCTTGAAGTCTTGGTCTAACTCTTGCATTAGAGTCTGTTGTATGAATCGGTTCTGTTTCCATATAAAAAATCCGAACGCTATCGTCATCGCCACGGGTATTCCAAATTGTTCCAGTACTGCTAAAATATCCATTGTTCTCCATCATTACGCTATCCCCATAAAAGGAATATCTCCAGTTCCCATTAAGTCGCACATTGTTTCGTAAGTACTTTTGTCTATATCTACTAACTTATCTTCGTCTTTGTAGAATGATTCTACATATTTTTCTTCATTCAATTCACTACCCATAAATTCAATCATTATGTTTAATTTCTCGTGCATATTGATTACATTTTTAAGAAGGATTTCTATTAAGTCACGTTCTGATTTTTTCATTATTTTTTCCTTATCCGTTTACTTAATAAGTTAGTGAATTTCTTCTCAAATTCCTTGTAAATTTTCTTTGTACTTGATTCTTCTGAAGGTAAAGCTGCTGTAATAAATTCTCTTTTAGGAACTTGGTTGTTTAAGTATTCATAACCTTCTCTGTGCTCCTTTGCATAACTTACACCTCTAACACCTTGAGGAGAACCTTTTAAACTCTTAGACAGTTTACCTGTCATAAAAAGAGGTTTATTTTGATTAATTCCTATTGATTTTCTATAATTTCTTTGAAATCCTGATAATCTAGGTTTAACATTACCAGATTCAATGAATTTTTTTGATAATTTAACAGTCTGAGGTGTAACCTCTTTATTTAAAGTTTCTGATAACTTTTTTTCTTGTAATTCTTTAAGAGCTTTACCAAAATCTATATTATACTTGACTTCTATCTTCATCTACAGGCTCCACTTCTACAGGTTCTTCTTTTACAGGCTCCATTAGTTCTTTGTTCTCTTTTAATTTAGCATTTGCCTCATCTAAAGTCAAGTCTTTATTATATTCTACCATTAATTCGGCTTTATTTACAAGTCCTAGATTTAATCTGTGATTATCAAGAGCTATTTGATCCTGTATCGTCATTGGATACTCAGGCTCATTAAAATCAAGTTTTAAGCCTTGTGGTAAGCCTATATTAAAAGTTCTTGCTATATTTCTCTCAATTTGGTAAATTTCGTGCTCGTATTGTGTCCATAAAGCCAAATCATCCTGATAATCTTCAAAACTTTCTAAATCTCTAATCTTTAAAGCAATTCCACTTGGTGTTTCACCACCATCTTGTGCAAACTGTACAGATAAGTGATTATTTTGTGCTACAAGCTCCATTTGGAACTTAACATTCTCAATAACCTTATTAATATCTCCTGCTGGTGACTTAATATCATAATTAGCACCATCTGGAAGCTCTAATATAACATCAGAACCAAATCTTTGATTATTTCCTAAATCTGCTCCACTTACAACAGGTTGCCCAAACATTTGAAATCTTAAACCAAGTTGCATTTCTGTCATCGTTAGATTAATATGCTCATTGGCGTTCATTATATCATTTGCACCCTCTACATAGAAAGCATCAGATTGATGTTCTCTATGAGTGAAAGCAAAAGGTAAAGCACCATATCCGTGTTCTTTTTCTTCTAATACTCTACCATTTTCATCAAAAATAATGTAAACTTCTTCATTCCAATGTATATATTGACATATATCAGAGTTAGATACATCATCGGTATAATTCATTAAAGGATAAGAGATTGCTACTGGTTTAAAAGGGTCAGAACCAAAGAAAGGATGAAAGTAATAAATAGGTTGATAATCAAAGTAAGGCATTTCACCATCAACATACATTATTCTTACAGCTATACTTCCAACTAAACGTGTCATTCTTTCAATATGCTTCATTTTAGCATCTTTTAATACAGAGAGATTATCATATCTTTTACTTACATTCCTATCAGCACCTACTGTGTAGATTCTTGACATTTTATTTATAAATTTTTTAGTTATATTTGCTTCATAAGGAGGAACTTCTCTAAAAGCATCTAAATCAAATCTTCCTTCTATATAATATTTAGTGTTGCTACCATTATAATAATCTAATAGCTTATGCACATAAGCCTCTCTTTTTCTATGGTTTTCTATTTTTAACACATTTAAACTATCTTTAATAGCTTTTTCTGAATAATTATATATCATCTGTTCCTCACTTTAATTTCTCTGTTTTTAATTGGAAAATGGTTAATAAAAAAATATCTTAATTGGTCGCATCCGTGGTCGTGATAACCATCTTTTACTGGTTCTTGTTTTAATGGTTTATTGTCTTGAGCTTCAGGATACCTGTAACTTTCTAAATCTTCTGCCATACCTATGCAGTTGTTGTTTAAATGAAGGTATCTTTCTCCGTTAGCGTTCTCTATGTAACTTCTAACGTGGTTGATACCTGCCGATATACTTCTTGAGGCTTTATCTGTTATTGTTCTAACGTCTATACCTTTTTTTCTAAAAATCTCTATATCTCCTACGCCTGATTGTCCTTGTGCTTGTAATCCTGCTGGGTCACCATAGTATCTCATTACGTGATAAGGTTTACCTTTAATCATATCTGCAAGTTCATCTGTTTTTATATTTGTTTGATGTATAACTTCATCAATCATATTTATATGCCATTCTCCATTGACCCTATGCGTTTGATACCATCCCACAGAAGGCATCCTGTACCCAAAATCAATACTACAAAAAGTAGGAAGATGTGGGTTGTAAGGATAATAGCCGACATCAATATTCCTATCAAAAGGATAAACCCTACCTTCAAACGATGTAAACTGTGCTCCATACTCTTGGTCATAAAGCTCTTTAGACATATTACGTTTTCTCTCAACGAGAAATTTATCATCTGTGCCTTTAGGAAAAGCGAAGCTATTATCCCAAGACGGTGCTTGATGTGATTCCCAAAGTTCATCACTTTTTCCAAGTAGGTATAAATCATATAACCAATTAAACCCTTCTGGCGTTGAAATAAAAATCGCCTTACCTTTTCTATCAGATAGAGTGGGAGATAAATACATATCCCAAATTCTAGGTCTTACTTTAGCTGCTTCGTCTATTATCAGTAAATCTAACCCTTCACCAACAAGTGAATCAGGATTGTCTGCTGATTTAGCTTCTACAGTTGTTCCCCATTTGAATTTGATATATCTTTCTTTCTCTGAAGCCTTGATAATATCGTTTTGATGTCCTTTGACCATCTTCTCCCATATTTCTCTAAACATCAAGTCAGCTTTATCATACGAAAGACCTACTAGCCAAATACGTTGGTTCGGCTGGGAGGCGTAGAATGTCGCTTCCATTGCCGATGCCGTAGTCTTTCCAAAACGCCTCCCACAAATCATTACAAAAAACCTTGCAGACTCTTTGGTAGGAAAGTGCAATTTACCTTGACCCTCGTGGGGTTCGTAACCTAAATAATCAAACCATTTCTTTTTATAATTATTTAAATGTTGCATAATTCCACCATTCTAATTTAACTTACAATGTATGGAAAAAGCAAGATATAGTATTTTGCGATAACAAATATACAACATATAGGAGGGCAGTATGTCCGAAGAAACTAAAGTATCAAACGAAACAGTTGTGGAAAAAGGTACGGAGAGTGTTACTCAAGAATCAGCTCAGAATGAGTACATAGCAGAAAGCAAGAAGTATAGGAAAAGAGCTCAAGACGCAGAAAACAGGTTAGCTAATCTAGAAAAACAGTTAGAAACTCAAGCTAATACTAAACTTAAAGAGAAAGAGGAATACAAAACTTTAGCTGAAAAATATGAAGCTCAAGTTAATGACCTTAATCCTTATAAAGAAAAATACGAAGGTTTAGTTGAGCAAAGAAGAACAAAACTGTTAGAAAGATTACCTGAAGATAAGCGTGAAACATTTAAAAATAAAGATTTGGATGTATTAGAATTTATGGCAGAACAACTTAATTCTAAACCTTCTGAGCCTTCTGCAAGAAATCTTGTTGGAACTAAAAACCAAGAATTTGGTGGATATGGTTCTTGGCAAGAATTTGCAATCAAAGACCCAAAAGGTGCTACTAAAGCTATTGAAGAATCTACAACAAACTTTATAAAATAATTGTCAAAATGAAGGTCTTTTTAGACAGCTGAAAGACAATAAGATTGGAGAGCTTAAATGGCTAATACAGACGTAGGTATTGCAGCTGGTGGATTAGGTAAAACTATAGCAGCAGCAATCGTACAATTTAATAAAGCTTCCGTTACACCTAGAACAGTATCTATGGCACCAGCTGTGCCTGGTTCAAATACAGTTCAATTCCCTATTTATGCTAAATTAGGAATTAGTGATGTAACAAACGAAGCAACTGGTGATGAAGATACAGAAGTAGCAGCAACAAGTATTACAACTACTGCAACTAATGTTGAAGTATTAAGAAACCATATCAATGCTAGAGTTACAGATTTAGCATCTTATGGTAACAATGATGCTTTAATGGTAAATGCAGGACAAGTTCTTGGTAATGCAGTTGCAGCTGAATTTGATGCTAATATTTGTGCTTTATATGATGGTTTTGCTACATCAAAAGGTACTGATGATGGTTTAAGATTCCTTGATATTATGGATGCAGTAGCTTCATTAGAAACTAATGATGCTCCAAGACCATATTCAGCAGTATTACATCCACAACAAGTGTATGGTTCATTCGGTTTATCAAATGAATTAGCACTTACAGCAACAGCATCAAGTGTTGGTGCTTTTGCACACGGTGGTGCTTCATCAGTAGGTGAGCAGTTCTATGGTGCAGGTTTTGTAACAAACATAGCAGGTATTGATTTCTATACTTCGCCTCAAGTAATTGATGGCTCTACAGGTAGAAAAAAAGGTGCTATATATTCAAAAACTGCTTTAGGAGCTGGTTATATTGACTTTGGTGCAGGAAACTTCATAGAGTTAAAAACTGAAAGAAATGAGCTAGGTGCTTCAACTAACTTAGTTGCTAATGGTTATTGGGCTGTTAGTGAGCTAGTTGATTTACACGGTGTAGAAATACATACTGAAATATCTTAATTGATATAGTATCTCAAATACAGGAGGGTGTCAAAACCCTCCTGTTATATATTATGAAAAATAAAAAAGACATAGGTAACTTAAATAATAAAGAATTTGGATGTGAACTTGACCCCACCAATAAGCTAAAACTTGTTGAGGATAAAGATAAAGGTCAAAAAGCATACTATAATGGTAAAGAAATGAAATATATGGATTATATGCAAGAAGTTACCAACAGAGTTAAAAGAAATAAAAACGGCAAAGGTGCTGACAATGTTGGTATTTTTGGTGGTGTAAGTTTTGACGAAAACGGTAACATAATTAAACTTTAAATGGAGATAAAAATGGCTGAAGCTAAAAAAGAAGTTAAAAAAGTAGTTAAAAAATCAACTAAATTTAAAATTAGTAAACCTAATGGTAATGTAATTTATAGAGATTCATTAGATGAAGCACAAATTAAAATGTATAAATCTAAAAAGTGTAGTGTGGAGGAAGTATAATGAGAAGTGGTAAAAGTGATTATAAAATAATAAGAGTTACACCTACACTTAGTACAGATGCTTATGCAGGTGGTGATGTAGCTTTTACAGCAACAGAAATACCTAATGCAGTAGTAGGTCTTGGTGGTTGCTCAAAAATAATTAATGCTTATGTGATGGACCAAGATAGAGATACTTATGATTTAGATGTAATTTTTACTGAAAAAAATACAGCTATTGGAACAATTAATGCTACTGCTGATATAAATGATGCTAATATGGAAGCAATAGGTTTATGTGGTATGTGTAGATTTAAAACTGATGTAGCTTTTATAGGTGGAATTGACGAAGTCAGAATATTAAGATGGAGTGAAATGGTTGCTGATTCAGAAAGAACTTCGGCTGGTCCTATTTTAATACAAGCAGAAGATGATTCTACAAGTGTTTTTATTTCAGGAATATTTAGCTCAGGAACACCTACATTTGCAGCAGCAGATGATATTGATATAATTTTACACATAGAAAAATAATGTCTGAAGTTCAAAATGGTAAAGGCGATTCATACAGGATTCCTATTACTGATAAGAAGTATAAAGAAAATTATGACAAAATTTTCAAGAAAGACAGAGATGAGTTTAATAGAGAGTATTAAGCAACACGAAGGTTATGTAGGCGTAGTCTATAAAGATAGTTTAGGGATTGATACTATAGGCTACGGCTTTGCCATCAAAGATTTAGAATTAGACGCAGATGTATGTGACATCATTCTTGAACGTAAGGTTAAAGCACTAAACGATATGGTTAAAATTAAGTTTAGTTGGTATAAGTATATGCCACCTGAAATTCAAGATGTTGTTATGGAGATGTGTTATCAATTAGGTGTAGGTGGGTTTTCTAAGTTTAAGAAAACAATATCCTATTTACAAAACAAGCAGTTTCACGATGCTTCACAAGAAATGCTTGATAGCCTTTGGGCAAAACAAACACCTAATAGAGCAAAAGAATTAAGTAATAGAGTAAAAGAGGTAGAAGTTGGACATTGACAGTTTAAAAGCTGGTGGACTTGGTTTAAGTGGCTATATAGTACAATGGATAGATTTTTTTAATCCATTAATTGAATTAAGCTATATGGTTGTTCTTATTGCTTACTTTTTATATCAAATTAAAAGAAT